CTAACAACAATAGTGGAAATGATAATAGTATTAGTGATAGCAATAATAGTTTTAGTAACAACAGTAGAAATGATAATATTATTAGTGATAGCAATAATAGTTTTAGCAACAACTGTAAGGGTAATAACAACTGAAGTATCAAGGGTATTAGTGATAGTATAAGCTGTATTCGTATTAGTAGGTTCTTTTCTCTTCTTTTCCAGGTTCTCACTATGAGGATGTGATATCACTGTTATTTCCTCACGACTAAGTTATGATTTACCTCCTAAAGACTATGCCAGACAATCATAGGGAAGCCCCTTTTTAAGCTTCCCTATTGAATGTTACAAGTTTATTCTTTGGAACACTGACACTCGTGACTTTAGTCATGAGTTATTGACTTACTAATTTCCCCTTGTCCATATCCTAGTCCATCAGAAATGCCTTTTTCCTCATCAAAAGAAATACATTCGTAAGAACACAACTGATATTTAGCATCCATCCATTTGTCCATAGCACTAGAGGAAGCCAAGAATAAATGATTATGAAACCCAGAGATTAGATTAACAGAGTATCTGTAAAACCGTTCCATTAATTTAGAATAGGCAATCTTCTTACCAGTTTCAATATTGAAAGTATCACCACCAAGACATTTTGCAGTAGCTACGGACTGATTTTTATTTACCTGCATAGTAGCTACCATGTGACTAAATACTAATCTCATAAACTGAACAGAAGGAAATTTATATTCTAAAAGCTCCATCATGACATCATACACAGCAGCACGTACTAAAGCTAACTCACTAGAAATATAGAAGCTATCAGGACCGTAGAAACTCATATCAATATCAGATAGAGTACTCAAAGCCATAGACATATTCATCTTAACCTGTCTAGGAGCTAGTCTACAAACTACTACTTTATTATCTTCATCTACAAAATAATGCACTGGAATCTTTACTTTACTCATATGTGTTTACCTCCTCATGAAACAACCTAAAATACAAGTATCTTTACTATATCCTTATTATACCCTAGATTGACTTAATTGTAAATGAAATGGGTGAGCTATTTCTAACTCACCCACCTAAGATGAAACCTTATTCGTTCAGATAGTCCTTAGTTTTAGTGGTCGGACTGAATTTAATACTCCGTTTTGCAGGAATATCAATACTTTCACCCGTGTACGGATTACGACCTTTTCGAGCATTAGAATGTTTCGGAAAGAACTTGCCAATAGGGTATAATACTACAGATTCATCAAGTTTTACTTTTTCCTTTACCAAATCAGCATAAGCTACCAAAACTTCTTCCACTTTAACCTTACTGATGTTCGTCTTCTTCGCAATTTCTGTTACTACTTCTGCCTTTGTCATTACTATCAGTCTCCTTTGAATTATTTTCTTTATGTATATCAGGTGAAGAATATTCACCTAAACACCGATTATTAGAGCTACTCATACCTGTAAGTATGATTTTATCTATTAGAAAAGTGGCCCCTAACACCCATATGCACATAGTCATGGCTACGACTAATGCCATACTAAATAGAAATATAATAACCATCAGAATCCACCTAACTAGGGCTATTCCATATTCCCTTGATAAGAATCTATACACCATTCTTTGAAATGAGGTAGAGTAGAAATCCATTTACAGAACTCTCTCCATTCAGGCAGTTTATGATTTTTCCTTTGCCAATAAATAGTCTTCAACTGCCGATAGTTCGTAGTCATAGCAGCAGATAACTTCATACCGCAAGGATTTGAATAAGCCATGACTAAGAAATCTTTTATATCCTTTGTCTGATTATATTTCTGGATAAGTTCTTTCATGATTTCTATGATTCTAGGGTCTACGTATTCTATATAAGCTAACTCTACATCAATCTTCTGTAAAGCGTGCATAGTAGAACAAGAACTAATGAAATCTAAGAAATGGTATCTCTGAGCTTCTGTCCAAGCTTTTATAGTAAAATCTACTACAAACTGAACTACAATGCCCTGAAGTACAGTATCATGACCAGTACCAATAGCTACAGAAGAAAGATTAGTCATTCTAGAATTTCTCTTTTCTTCCCCTTCTAGATATTCACCTTCCATACGGATAGAGTCACGTAAATAATCATCTAGTTCCGTAGGATTCATCATGGGAAGCTTAGCATAACTCTTAGCCGTATTCATCCCGAAAATCTGAACATTTTTTACCTGCATGTCAATCCCCCTTACAAATAAGTACTTATCAGGTATAACACTCCACAAAAACTAAGAACTAGGTTCAAAAAACACCCTACCAGAATAACTGTCCACACTATAACATTTGTTACGTCATACTTCATTCATACTACTCCTTATTAGATCCTCTTTGTCTTTCCTAGATAGTCTGTGTTTGATGTACCATTCCCGACTCATAGCCTCAGACTTAGAACTAAAGGATTCCATGTACACTAGATGTACGGGTAACCTACATTTCGTATACTTAGCACCATTTCCCTTATTATGTGTTTTTACCCTATTCAACACATCGTCTGAGTACCCAGTGTATAAGGTATTATCAGAACAACGAACCATGTACACGTAGAAATACTTATTTGACATAGTAGTAATACTTATTCATCTGTAAATGCTGTAGAACCTTTAGAATGTCTTCCTTAGGGTATTTAGTATGTATCTTATGAACTTCAAAATCAAAGTCTTTAATTTTCATAATACGATAGTTTGAATCTAGGGTATCTATATCACTAACTATAGTACTTAGAAAAGAATTCCAAGAACTAGGTACGACTACACCTTCCTTAGGAACAATGTGTTTAGATTCAACATCATACCAGAAATTATTAGCTATGATAGAAGCATTTTTCTTTCTGAACCTATAATATCCCTTTAAGTTATCAGAAGCATCCCCTGTAATAGCTCTATATAAAGCAAGGTCTCTAGGCTTAACCCCTTGAAAAGTATTAGATACAACATCTTCTGTAACTACCTCAGCATCAGATAACCAACCCTTACCAGACCCAAATTTACGTATAATCTGTACAGGACATGTGTCACTATCAATAACTAACTGAAACATGTCCTTGTCATTAGAAAGAATATACACCTTACTAGGAAAGTCATTAGTAACACAAGACCTATGAACTACCCTGCTAATACTACCTATAGCATCATCTGCCTCATAGTCTTTATTATAAGAAACAAAAACATTAGGAACCAAAGACAAAAAATTCAGTAGTGTAGGAATCCCAGCATAATCTGACTTATGTTCAGGCCTCTGAGATTTATAAGACTCATTCAATGTATGACGAGATTTATCATACCCATCTAAAGCAAATACAATTACACTAGATGGAAAATGATTTCTAATAGTCTGAACTAAGTTACATATACCGAACCAGCTCCCAGTATAAACCACTGTACCGTCATCTTCTTCGATATACAAATCCTTATGAACCCACTTATACCGAAAGAAAAAGTTCATGGTATCTATTAGGAATACCGGACTATTACGTATAGCTAAAAACAAGTTTTCCTTAGTTTCTGAATCCACTAATTGTCACTGCCTTCATGAAAAATACTATATAGTAATCTCTTTACCTTCTCATTATCTGATAGAAATTCATCTAAGGAGAAACTACCAAAAATTTCCTTATACCTTTTCTTGTACTCACCAGACTTATTGAACAGATTACCAGAAACTGTACCACCACAATTAAGAATAGTTTCTAAGCTACAGGAGTCTTCAAGATACCGAACTCTATATTCACCATAACCACTCTTAAAGACTACCCCATCTGTAATACCTAAACTTGTTAATAATTCTTCACATTCTATAATAGACCCTGTAAACACCATAGTTTCATCTTGGTCAATATATCCTGTAAACTCAGACACAGACATAGGATACACTTCAACTTTACCTTCATAGGGTGTATAAATGAAATCAGAATTACCTTCTGAATCTAATACCCCCACGACCCAAACAAGATCTTTTTTAGAACAACCAGATACTAGACACTTTCCATACTTTTTTGCCATAGTTTATCGACCTCCTATAAATATTATCTTATAGAAGTATACCATGTACCACCACGAAAGTAAAGCCTATAAATGTATTTACTGAATTTTATGCACAAAAATAGGGTCGAAGATTAGTAACTTCAACCCTATTGACGTTATTCCATTTCAAGGGTCATTTTAAAATCCCTAAGAATAGCTAAAATTTCTTCTTTATCCTCTTTTTGTAACCTATTGATAGTATGGACACTTAGATTATCCGTAACATACAACTGAAACAGAGCCATTACAGCGTTTCCGTATTCTTTTGTATACTGTACCCCTTCAATAGCATCTAAACACCTGTCTATCATACTTCTATGAAAGTCATAGGAAGTATTATTAGATTGTACCTTACCATAAGGCTTCTCTACAGATACACTATTACCAGCCAAAGGATTAATAGATTTCTTCTGAATAGACTGGTAAGATCCTCCTAAGTCTACTGTAGAACTAAAAGAAGGAACATTAGAAGGTGTAGGAATAACTATATCTGAATGATTTTCAGAAATCTTACGAATACCGTTTGCTTCAGATACTTTTCTAGCACCATCTCGAATAGAATTCCATAGTGTAGGGTCACCCCGATTAATTATTTTCAAATCCTACCCCTTCTTTCGGATTCTATTCTATCATCAAAGTCCTGTAACTCCATAATAGCTTCAGCTAAAGAATCTGCCATATCTTTTGTAGATACTTCAGATACCACAACTTTCAACAGGATACACACATCATTTTCTTCTAGTAAATAATCAGCCTGTTTGAACCCAGAACACTTAGATAAATGCTTATTCAGTATACGTACACAATCAGACTGAGGAACGTCATCTGTATCTATGTGATAAATAAGTAAAGATACATCAGCTGTACCCAGAACATCGTCTACAAAATAAGATTCTATCTGAGCCTGTACACTAGTTCCTTCAAAATACTTTTCTATCCGTAAAGGTATTTCACTAATCTTCTTAGGTATAGACATACCTACTACACTCTCACCTATGATAGCAGACTGACTAACTATATAGTAGAACTGATTAAACACATCTTGCATAGAAGGAGAAAGTACTACTACAGGAACAATAGGAGAACCTTCATCATACTGCCCCTCCAGCTCATACTTACTAAGAGTATTCTTAGAAGTTACCTTCATCACCTGAGCCTGATTATTCGTAACCAAATAAATTATAGTGTCTGTTATCGTAGTGGGTAAATGATAAGAATCCCACAAGGATTTTAGATAATCTAGGCATATCGGGAACTTATCACCAGACTTGACTACTACCTTGAATAGTTGTAAAACATCACTATTTAAAACAAACTCTGATACACCGGAACTTATGAAAATGTCGGACAGCTTCGTGTAGTCACTGTCCGACATTTCCCAGGTGTCAGAGAGTATTACCTTTAGCGTATCTAAAAAACTAGATGCCATAATCTACTCCCCACTAATCAAAAATTCTACAGATTAGAGAACTACCATCTTACCCTGACTAGCTTCATCCAACTGTTTAGAACCAATTTCTACACCACATTTACGAAGCATGGAACGAGCTCGTACCCGGTTACCCATAGGAATTTCAGAACCTTCCTTAATGAGTACATAACCTTTACCAGCACGGAACGTAAGAACGGAACCTTCTTCTACTTTATTTTTAGAAGTACCACATTCTTCAGTACAACCCTTTTTACCTTTAGATTCTTTTACTTTCTTCTTTTCATCAACTTCTTCAGTATCATTGCAATCTTCTGCTACACCTTCAATAATGCAACGACCCAAGAAGTCATGAGAGATTTCAAGACCTTCAGCAATACTAGCACCATTACGTTCTACGGTAAGAGTATTACCTACTGAACGAAGGATATCACCTTCTTCTACAGAAAACGTCATATTTCCAGCTTTAATATCAAAAGCTTCTGTAACCTTAGCACTAGCATTTACAGCACGATTCTTTTTACGAGTAATAGCTGCCTTATGTTTAGCACCAGCCGTATGAGACTTCCTCTGAGCTTTCTTAATATTCCTTCTAGCAGCAGCAAGAGCACGGCCACGTAGTTTCCTATGACCAGTAGCAGTACGACCACGTAGTTTATTCTTTTTAATCTTCTTATAATCAGCATTAGAAATCTTCTTACCATGGTACATAGCTTCATCAATATCTTCGTCGTCATCGTCTTCGTCATCTACGAAAACATATTCGGCTTTTTCAGCAAAATCATGGAAATCACTGAAAGGTACAGAAACTTCACGTTCTACTTCTTCACCATCTTCATCAAAGATATCAACGACTACACCATCTTCATCTACAGAATCAACGACTACAAAGTAATCTTCAAGAACTTCAACCCCACCAATAGTAGTATCTTCTGTTGCTACGAAAGAATCACCTGCTACAACTTCTTCTGCAATTTCTTCACTACCTGCGTCTTTTTCATCTGCTAGTTTAGCCGTTTCCATAACAGCTTCACAAACAGCCTTAGAAATAACTTTTACCAGTTCTTCCCTATTCATAAATAAATTCCCTCCAAAAACTTTAGCTAAAATTTTCAGACTATACCAAGTCTTATGACCGTATTTATAGATTTACAACCCGAGAGCACTATCTTCACGCTTAGCTTTAATAGACTTACGACGTTTTTTATTAGCTTCTGCTGTATGAGCATACTTAGAAGCATTTAAAGCAGCCTTCTTTTTAGCACTAGAAACAAGTTTCATCTTACCACGAGCTATATGTTTTACCTTCTTACCATCTGTATAAGTATAATATACAGACCCTTTTTTATGCTTAGTACTTTCCCCTATAGTACCCATAGATGTAGAAACATGTGTATTAGGGTAAAAATCACTAAGTGTTCTTACCCTTTCTTCAAGCTCTGCCACATCACCGGCGTCTAATAAACCATCATCAACAGCTTTATGAAGATACTTTAACCTAGACTCAATATCTTCAAAGTCTTTTAGATTAAATGTAATAGAGAAAGGAAACCGTATACTAGAAGCAGTCAAAAACTGTCCGTATTCAGAATAACACCACCGAACCTGACCAACATAACCACCTACCCCTGAGGGAGTCATAGGAACATCAGACAGGTCTTTCTTTTCCCATCGCATCTACCTCACCTCCTTTCTCTTACATGAGTATTTATCCCCTAAGGATATTCCAATAACCCATATCATCACGAAGTTTTTCTTCTAAATCCTGCTTTTCCTGTTGACCTTCACTGATTAAATCATCAGAATCAATTTCAAATACTCCACTCTGTATCTTATACTTAGAACGTATACGTCCCTCTGTGATTTTAACCATAGCCAGAGTATAGTCACGTACCCAAGACTTCCAATAAGTGTTTTTCTCAATATCTTCTATAGTAACATTAGCTTTTACGTACTCTACAGTAACCAAACCTGTAAACCCGTCTACATACAATTTCTGCTCAGCATCATCAAGATACCAGTCATCTATAGTCAGATTTGACATTTCAGATTGAGAATATCTGTAAGCTAACATATCATATAGACCATTCCTACCAGCAAGGTCTGTCATACCATTAAAAGAAAATGTCCTATATCGACATAACTTGTCACAGACATCACAACCAGATAAAGGAGAACTACACCCTTCATCATGGTCTGGGTTAGCTACTAGACCAGAATTAGAAGTACCTACATTGATATCAGCCCTGTAAATGTACTTAACTGCTTCCATGCCATAACTAGATACATCTACACATCCACCATCTACCACATTTAGTAGAGCTAGAAATATCTGACTAACCTTAGGAGCACACTTACGAACAGAAAAATCTATGAGTCTATCTACTTGTCTTTGTGTAATGAATAGAGTAATGACAGGATACCCAAGAGCTACCATACAATCTTCTATGATATCCCTTCGTACCTTAGTCAATGACTCCATATAGTCATTACTGAAAGAGCTACTATCTACTAGAAGTCTGTCATCCTGCCTACTCATAATTCACCTTCAACTTACTGACCTACAATCAGGTCTATAAGACCTTTTTTACTATTAGAAGTTCCTTCAATACCTAAAGAATCTTTGATACCTTTCAACTCATCGAAACTCTTGCCTTCAAGCATATCAGCAGTATAGACTATAGGAATATCTTCCCCCTCAGAATGTAGTTTATTAGATTCTTCATTTTCTTCTACTTTAGTATCTTCTGTATTCTCTACTTTAGTATCTTCTGTATTCTCTACATGAATTTCTTCTACAGAATCAAATTCTTCTTCCACATCACTTACTGCCTGACGAACCACAATACCGACCCTAGCATAAGGTTTATAGAAATCAGCCTGTTCAGGTTCAATAGAAAAAGTACCTTCAGGCTTTAACAGCATATAACCACCGTAATTATAATATGGAACTTTTCGTTCATGCCCAGAAATATTATACAATTCTAATTTCATTATCCTGTCTCCTTATCTAAAAATAGTATAGATAGTAACCTTTACCTAACATTTATATATAGCATACTAGATTATTACCATCCTGTATCTTTTTCCTCTGGCTTAGAAGACTTATGGTTTTCTTCTTTATAGGTACCATCATTCAATTCTTTCAGTATCTTCAAAAACTCTTCTGAACCTATCTGAGAAGGAGAAATACCTACCAAGTTTAACATAGAACGGAACCATTTAGCCTTATCGATATAATCCCCGTACTGAGTCAAGAACTGTTCAGAAGCATCAAAAGCCTGTAAATTGGTAATAAGCTCTTCTACCCTTCCTATATTTTCAGACGTTTCAATAGGTCGCATACGGATAGTAAAATTATTTACATCAGCCTTTCGTCCACGGAATCTTAGATAGTTATTACATAAATCACGTATCCCATTTATCAGAATAGTCTGTACCCTCTGGACACTCCTAGCATATCGGATATCTAACTTAGACAGACTAGCATTTCCCATAGTTCCTAGAGTTTCATCAAACCCCAAGAACTGCTTCGGTACTTTCAATGCAGAAAATTCCTTATCTTTGAAATAGTCTATATCTACCATCTGACGTACATCTACAGAATCACCAACTGATTCTACGGTAATATCCCCTTTACCTTCACGGACAGGAATATACACATTAGAGTTAATAGGAATAGGACTAACATCCGTCTTCATCCCTACATTTTTCTTCATCTTCGTAGACCCTTCAATACGCCTACGAATATCCATGAGGATTCTCTGAGTAACCCCAGCAGAGGCGTTCCCTACTTCTACTTTTACCAGGTTATACTGACTACTTCTAGCTATACGGCTTAGTAGAATCATATTATCTAAGATATTTATGACCCTATAGATATGTCTAACGTTATCCAGTATAGATGTACCTGTAACTTTATAGCATGTTACAATCTCAGACTCATCACTACCAGAATCATGAACATTCAACAGAACCTTTTCACGCCTAGAAGACTTAGAAGAAATGAAATGGACAAAACTATCCGGACTTTCAAAAGTAGCTGTATTCCCAGACATAGAAGGATTCATGAGTGTACCATTATTCGTGACTTCATCTTTCTCCTCATCTTCATACCCAAGAACATTCCCCATATATTCTATTCTACCAACCAGATATGGGTTTAGTAAGTCTTCATAATATACAGACTTAATACCAGTCTTATCAGACCCTGCATAGTATTCACGGCGACGTAATTTAAAATCACCATGTTTGACTACTTCATAAGCCCATGTCCACAACCTGTCTTCAATATTGACATTATTTTCCAAAAAATCCTGTAAGAATCTCTGTAACCCTTCATCATCAGACTCTACATCTACGACATGATTTGTCCTTTCATCCGGAATAGAAACATCATCGGCTATGATATCCATAACAGACCCTATGACACTATCCCTAGACATTTCTTCATTTTCTTTAAAAGTTTCCAATAACCCAAGATTAGATTTCAACCCACTCAAAACCTGACCTAGATTAAAGTCATCAGAATCAATCAATGAGAACAATTTACCAGGAGAATACCCTACAGAACCCTCTTCTATACTAGTAATAGAGTCTACACTACCTTTACCAGAGAGTAAATCTGTTTTATCTTCCCGAATATCTACTGTATTCCGTACGATAGAATTTTCTTCTACCTTATGAACCCCTTCTACTATCTTATCTTGTGTAGTTTCTTGAGTAGTACCCCTACGGAACATATTAAAAAAATTAGGCAAACTTACACATCTCCTTCCTACCTATATCTATCTAATGGTACATGGAAATACCGAGAGTTTTCATTCTGTTTATTACAGTTGAACCTCTCCCGCTTATAGAAACGGGAGATTCTTGAGAAGGTTGCTGTTTAAGTTTCCTCCTGAAATCAGGATAGCCTTATTCTCAAAGGGCTGTCCAAAAGCCCCTTACACAGTCCCTCGAAATCGAAGTTCTGCTTACTTTAATAAGTATTCTGCACTTCTTTTCTACCCGTCGCGATTCGCCTATGGCGTCGTGCTGCGGCAAGGGGGAGTGCTCCTCCGAAAACGGCTCAAAGACCGTTGATTAAAATACTTTTTTGTTCTCGCAGAAGTCTAACTGCTATTAATATTATACCACAATCTCACCATCCATCAACCACCTAAGAGGAAGGAGTCTTCTGGCGGGAAAAGATAAGAACTATAGTCATACTTGCTCATAATAATCCTGAAATAGTTCCCTGTCTTCTCTAGTTCACTACCTGAGACAGAATAGTCCTCCCATATAGACCCACCCAGAACATGAACTACATAACCTATATCACCTATAGGAGTAACTATATGAAAGGTATCCTGAATAGTTGTAACTAATTGATCTATCTTATTCACTGTACTGATATCCATACTTACCTCTCACTATAGGTACTGAACCAGGTATAGGTACTCTGTCCACAATCATATACAGGCAAATAACCCCTATTTAACATAAGTACATTATTATCTGTACCTTTACCAAAATGAGCACCAAATAGTTGGTCATATCCTCTCTGCCTCAAGAAGTTATCTGTAATATGAGGTCTTAGCTCATTCGGATTATACCAATGCCTAGATGGGTTATTTATCTTAAAGAGTTTAAACCCTAGACTAAGGTATACATCCCCCTCAAATTTAGAGTTATCACAATAAGAAATAATAGATGAAGGGTCAAACATCTTTATAAAATGTTTGAATATCTTCTCAGAACCACCTACTACAAAATAACTAGAACATAACCTTAGTAACTCCCATTCAAACTTGTGATTATACCTTGGCTTCCCAAAGGTCATCAATTCTACCAGTTTATTATCATAAAATAACCCTAACCGTACGGTTTGCCCATTACAAGAGTTCTGAAGATGATAGGTGTCTAAATAGTCAGCACATTCCTGCTTAGATACTTCAGAAATACTACACTTCCTAGCAAAGACTCTCTTCCTGTTCCGAAGTATCCCTGGAACTTTTTCCAAGTTATCCCAGTCAAATACCTGTACATTTCGATACCCATGAGAAGAAGCATTATCCGTCCGATACATATTATATTTAGAATCTATCCTACCGTTCTTTTTATATAGGATATTCTGAGAGTCTGTACGACTAATATCTACCAGTATTTTACCGACCTGAAAGTCATATACATAATTTCCTACCCCTACATTTGTAGTATAAGAGATACCTTCCTTATCCAATAATTTAGAGAAGTACTTTGTAGAATGATTATTATTCGGGTTATCTATAATCCTAGACTTAGATACCTTAGTACCCTGTAAATAACCCCCTTCTTTAGAATTAATCATATCCTCAGTTAAAGAGATTCTACTCTGTACCCCAGAAGAGACCCCTAGGTCTACAGCAATATTTGCCGGCTTATCTATCCTCTCTTTATGAATAGATTTTACCTTACCTACAATTTCTTTAGACTGCATAGGATTTTCTACCCCATAATGACTTAATGTCGTTTCTTTCTTCTTTTCTTTAATTTCGTCTAATTTAGAAATATGCGTAACCCCATATCTTTTCTGACAAGTGTCCATTCGTTTATTCTGAATCATTCTATTCTTAGCTTCAGACCTTTGTAACATACCAGGGACAAACCCATCAGGTATAGAGTCACCTATTCTAAACATCTTATTGACCTTACCGTTATTATAGTAACGAGTCCCTTTAGTAGACATATATTAACACCCTCCTTCACCAGAAGTATACCATAGAAAATAGTACCCATCAAAGAATATTATGTTTCCACATATACACAGATTGACCACAATCGTATACAGGTAAATACCCACTGTATATCATAGCATCGAATTCCATATCACTAGGTGCCCCATCAGCTACGAGTAAGTCCTGTGATTTATGGTTATACCAGTTACATCTTATAGGAGTTTCTTCTACTAGTTGAAACCCTAAACGCTTCACACAATGAACATCATACTTACAACTATCAGACACTAATCTGATACTAGATACAGAATTAGACTTTATGAACTCTGCAAAGTAAGACTTCAAGTAGTCCAGACCATGAATAGTATGGATACTATTCACTACATAATCAGAACCACCTAGACTATGAAAGGACATGAAATCACTATCAGTACCTAAGGTAATAGAGTCACTAGAACTTTCAGGACTATCATACCAAACAAACTTAGAATTATGATAATAGATACTCAACTTATCAGCTATATCATCATAATGATTCCAATCAAAGACGTGGATACAGAAAAACCCATTCTCCTTAGCTGTTCTAGACTTACTATAGTGATATTCTTTAGACAAACCCGTACCCCCAAATGGACCCATGAAGGAATTATGCGTATAGGTAGGGTCTATCTCTACAAGGAATTGACCTATCTTGAAGTCATATAGATAATCACCTAACGGGTATTCCCGTTCATAAGAAACAGAGTTATTATCAAGTAATTTAGCAAACTTTAGATTAGGCCCACTGTCTGAACTGCTCATAGTTCCATGAGTATACTCTTCTCTCATGCATGGCCATGGAACACCATATCTCTCTAGATTAGTCTTCCTAGCTTTTTCTTTTACCTTTTCAGATTTAGAAGAACAATCTACCCCGTATCTTTCTAGATTTGTCTCTCTCATCCTTTCCTTAATTTCTTCTGACTTAGATACGTTATCTACACCATATCTCTCTAAACAAGACTTACGTATTTTTTTCCTAACTTCTTTAGACTGAGATGGATATTAGACACCATATCTCTCTAAACAAGTTTTACGACTCTTTTCTTTAACTTCTTCAGATTTTAGAGGACTTTCGACACCGTAGTGCTCTATCCAAAAAGAAACAGCCTTATCCCTTATTTCTTTAGACTGAGATGGGTATGCAACACCATACTTCTTTAGGTTAGTGTGCTTAATCTTCTCTTTGACTTCTTCAGATTGAAATGGATTCTCAACCCCATACCGTTCTAAATTTGTCTCTTTTATTCGATTCTTAGCAATATCAGACCTAAGGAATACTTCATCCCCAAATCTTTCTAGACAAGTCTTTCTACGCTTTTTACCAAATTCAGGAACTTTAGAAACATTATCAACCCCATATTTTTCTATACATGTTTCTCTGTACTTTTCCTTGACTTTTCTACTCTGAGTAGGAAACTCTGTGCCGTATCTCTCTAGGTTCGTTATCTTTCTCTTCCTAGATCTCTTTTCCCTCTCTTCTTTAGTGACAGGAAGCATACCTAGTACCCAGCCTTTAGGCTGTTTCCCTTCTTCAAACATTTTATTTTCCACAGAGTTGTGATAGTACCTCTTCTTTCTTATTTTTGACATAAACTATAGGTGGCCTCCTTTCTATTCCTATCTATAGTATACCACCTGTAACCGTAAATATCCAGCGTTTAACGTTTATGAACTTGAGCGTTTAACGTTACAGAAAATTCAAAATGAATGATAGAAACATTCCAAAATACCAGAGATACCCTACTTTATGGTCAGCGTTTAACGTTACAAGATGTGACAGAAGGAGATTACAAATGACATAGGTAAGATGAAATAAATACAAGAAAATTAATGTAGAATATCTATACGAATAAATGTATACAACAAAAAACATACACCCTGTACCTTATCTAGAATTGATACAGAGTGTATGCCATTAAACTAAAGCCATATACTATTTTTATAACTTACTACTGGTCAGCGGCCTGTACGTTATCTACCAGCAACAGCTTGTGGTACATGTACGGGTTTACACATTTCTTTGCATAAAGAGTACAGAAACCACGCTGTGCCTTAAAGTCGGCATCTACCAGCAACTGACTTGCAAACAACGGTAGGTACGGCGCGTAGATATAACCACTTTCTATGAACATCTCACCTTTTGCACCAATCAGCATTTCATTGTCCGGATAATACGGATTTACGTAAACTTTGTACTTCTGGTCAAGAACACCGATTAGATGCGGACCACCGACGATACCATTGTTCGGAATACGAACGAAGATATCACGAGTCTGTGTAACGTTCGTATTCATGGATTCAATCAGAGTTGCGGCGTTTTTACCACAAATGATGAACGAACCTTCATACCGTTTCGTATTGGACAGAATGACATTAGAAGCATCATTGATGGCGTTCATCAAGGTAGCTTCATATGCCTTAACATCCATACCTTTATATTCAGGAAGCTTGTTCCATATAGACGAAGAACCAGCTACCTTCAGAAGATCCTGCATACTTTAATGTTATGTAGTAGTCGTTTCCACTACTACTCTCATACTTTCATATGAGAACAGACTATATCTTTATGTACAATTTTAAATGAGCTTTAAAACTATCAGTATCTTTTATCCAATCCTCGTCAACATAAGTTATTGTCTTACCACAATTGCGTACGGAGTCTAATTTAGCAATATTTATATCCCAACATTCGAAGGATTTAGGTTTAACTTCTAAGTACAAATCATATAAAGGTAGATAGAAATCAACAATATAATTTCTATAAGACCCTTTAAAGAAATACTTAAATACATGACTTTCGTACTCAAAAGAAATACCTAGATTGTCTAAAAAGTAACATGTATATCTTTCATAACTACTTCTGACATACATCTTGGTTCCATCGTTTAGAACACACTCAACATTTTTATCTCTACGACGATTAACCCAATCAGGATTAGACCATAACCTTTTAGAAACACCAGATTTTCTAGCAAGCTCTTTAGGAGTGTTATCTCCTAACTTCTGTCTAGCAATCATCCACTCACGTCTAGTTGACCAAGTACTCTTTAAGTACTGTCCTGGATGTAAACCACCAGACTCATGTTGCCTTTTAGTCTTCAATGCTTTACATTCCATCTCAAAACCAGGAAACATAGATTTAAAATCTTCTAGAGTGATGTTATGCTTACTCCTAAGGTGATTAATGGTAATCATCTTATACTTATTATGACATATTGGACATACTATATAGTTATCACTACTCACTTATGTACACACCTACCATTTCCATTTAAGGGATTCTCACCCACTCACTTGAGCCGTACTCCTATTAACTTTTTAAAGTCTATACACTGTAATTTATTTTAATTGACTTACAGCTTCAGGATAGTCGTTGAACTTTTCTCTATTCGAGAATTAGCTTCTGATTACCTATTGCACTAGTGTTTAGGATTTAACCTTGCACCATTTACAGGATTCTTTCTACTTTCGTAACTATCACACCTAAGCTTTTTTCATCTTTATGTTGTAGTCCCTGTAACTTTAAGGATTTCCAGAAATTAGATAGGTATTTTTTCATGCATATCACTATACACGGAGACTATTATGCGACCATTTGTAACGTAGCATAGTTAATCTCATTGTCAATTTCGTAACCGATTTCAGCCGATGTAGCTTTCAGGATTACATTATCCATATCAAGCCCGAAAGACATTTTCAACTTTATGTTGCGACTCTAACCGTTTCCGTTAGAACCTTCTCATACTTTCATATGAGAACAGACTATATCTTTACCCTACAGGGTATTCTGCACTTCCATTTAAGGGGTTCTCACCCACTCACTTGAGCCGTACTCCTATTGCTTGAATTTCACAAGCTACTCACTAGAACTTATTTTAGATGTCTTCTAGCTTTCTGGATAGTCGTTGAACTCCTATGCTATTCTTGAATGTACCTATATCTACTAAATCATCTTCAGTTATAAATATTATACAAGACTAACATAAAAGCAGCTGATTGTCAATTTACTTACTGTACTTAGGACATGTCTTCACATGCTTTTATTTCACCATATACCATCCTTGAACTTGTTTCTATCTTTCGATTCCGTTTAGGCATCAAGGCTTTACGACTTCCCAGCTATTCACAGAATAATAAGGCTCTCCATTACTGAAAAACCCAACTCGAATATTATCCAACTAAGGATAACAAAGAATCATATCCAACCTTTAATGTTGCGTAGTAGTCGTTTCCACTACTACTCTCATACTTTCATATGAGAACAGACTATATCTTTAGCCTTACTAGTGAAATAAGGTTATTCTCTTATTTCAATCTCACTTGAGACTTACACCTATGTCTAGGTTAGTCGTTGAATCCAAGTCTAAACATTTTTTAAAAGAGTTAATATCTGTCAAATCGTCTTCAGTAACAAACGTATACCTATACCCAGATTTTACACTTACTTCTTTCTTTA